GTGCCTGAACTTTGGATGGAAGGTGATACGAGCAAAAAATGGGAAGGCTATATTGTTCGCTATCTGAACCACAAAGTCCGAATAAATACAAACTCACTTTTTACGGACGGATGCGAACTTGGAGCAAATTTTTCGACAGATGGAAGTGCAACTATTGGTAAAAGCTTGAGCGTAGGCGAAAACGCAACTGTCAATGGAACCCTTATGTTTTACGACTTGGAAAATCAAGCAAAAACATCCGGCAAAGTCAAAAGACAACCGGTAGCGTCCGTAAGCGCAGATGATTCGCAAGTGGCCTATCTTTTTTCGGGAACAGGCAGTAAGTACGGAGATGCGGCAACATACAGACGTTTAGGAATCCGTGCTAAATGGGGTGGATCTGGCTTTAGCACAGACTATTTATATACAACCTCACAAGTTTCCGACATCCGCTTAAAAGAAAACATCGAAAACAGCGAAACAGACGCTCTCGAAACGGTTAATCAGATGAAAGTCCGTCAGTTTGACTGGAAAGAGCGGATGGGCGGATGGCATCAAAACATCGGTTTCGTGGCGGATGAACTGGAAGAAATCGACCCGAACTTGGCTCTGGGCGGCGGATATGACGAAAACGGCGAGATGGATATTAAACAGATTAACAGCCCGTATCTTCTCAACTACGCCATTAAAGCCATACAGGAACTTAGCACAAAGGTTGACGAGCAAGAGAAACGTATCAAGGAATTAGAAAGGAGATTACAGTAATGGGTAAATTTAACGAGTACACACAGAAAGCAACACCGGCGGACAACGACACACTGATGATTTATGACGCAACATCGAAGGCAAACAAGCTTTCGCCGTTCAGTGGAATCTGAAACTGGATTGTTGGAAAACTGACCAATGCGGTTATCAGCAACTTGCAGACGAGCAACAAGACGGTGGTTGGAGCGCTTAATGAATTAAATAGTAAGACGCCATCAAAATACGTAAATTCTTTGGAAAACTACATGAAAAACGCTCCTATAGGCGTGAATTTTTGTGATTGTCAAGGAGCAGACGATAATCCCGACAAAGGTATTATGTCAATATGTATGACATTTGTTAATGATGATCACAGTTGGGGAGTACAGTATCTTTTTGCATATGAGCGCATTCGTTACCGTATAATGAGTAATGGTGCTGTGGACGAATGGAGGCGAATAATATAGAAATTTTCCTCTTCCCATTTAGTTGATTAAGAAACTTTGAAAATTTCATAAAAAGGCTACCACGGTAATGTGCTAAGTGCGTTTGAGAATGACGTAAAAACGTATAGTATTCAAACTGATTTCATGAAAGGAGTTGATAAAATTGGAAATTAAAGGCATTGACGTATCATCCAACCAAGGAAAACCGGACTGGTCGAAAGTAGCTAAATCCGGCATCAAATTCGCAATATTGAGAGTACACCAGAGGTCCGGCGTTGACAGCTCATTCGAGTACAACTACAAGGGGTGCAAGAACAACGGAATCCTTATCGGTGGGTATAAGTATTCATACGCTCTGACACCGGCACAGGCTATTGACGAAGCGGAGGATGTGATTGCCGCACTGAACGGGCGAGGACTGGACTTCCCGGTGTTCTATGATCTCGAGTGGTCTAATCAGCGAAAACTCGGTAAACAGGCAGTCGAAAACATTGCGGTCGCATTTCTGACAAGGATGAAAAAAGCCGGTTATAAGGTCGGTATCTACTGCAATTTGGACTGGTATAATAACGTTTTGACTGACGCACTCAGAAAGTATGAGTGCTGGATTGCACGTTATCCAGCGGATGATAACGGCACTGTCCAGACACGGCTGAAGCCATCGGTCGGAATCGGCTGGCAGTATTCCAGTAAAGGAAAAGTATCCGGTATCAGCGGAAATGTTGATATGGACGTGTTTTACAAGGACTACAGAGGAACAACACAGAAAGGAGAAACAACAATGGTAAAAATCAGTAACTGCGGACATGATGAGAACGGAAGGTACGCAGGTGGAAAAGCAGGAGATCAGACTGGTACGGAGTATCAGATCATGAACTGGTACAGCAGACCGTGGCTCTGCGTCCTGAGATTCAATGATGCAAAAATCGCAGCCATGATCGCAGACATGGCGACAAAAGCGGCGCAGAATAATCTCATTGGGTACGATCAGGGTACTGCCGGAAACAGTAATGACCGGTATTCATTCTGGCAGCACTTAAAGGCAAGTAACTATGATCCGGCGCAGATTACGGTAGCTTGTGAATCCGATTGCAGTGCGAGCACAGCAGCTATTGTCAAGGGGGCTGGGTATCGCTTAAATAACGCAAAGCTCAAGGCAGTCAGCATCTATCTGACGACACGAAACATGAGAGCCGCAATGAAAGCTGCTGGCGCAAAAGTACTGACGGATAGCAAGTATCTGACATCCGGTGACTATTTGAAGGCAGGAGATATCCTTCTGAATGATAACCACCACGTGGCTATCGCTGTTACCACCGGTGTAAAAGTAAGTACGCCTTCAACCACGCTCACCGGTACCTTCCAGACAAGGCTTCCGATTCTGAGAAAGGGCAGCTCTGGAACAGCAGTGGCAATGCTTCAGGCAATGCTGGGTGTAGAAGTTGACGGACAGTTTGGGAACGATACATATAATTCCCTCAAAGTTTTTCAGAAAAATACCGGTGTAACTGCAAATGGAACTTGCGGCATTGATACCTGGAAGAGAGTGATTGAGCACATGAAAGCCAACACGAAATGATGTTCTGATTGATTTTCCCTTCAGAACAAGTTATACTGTTAGCAGTCGCACAGGGATTGAACTTATGACGTATAGCACCCTGTGTGGCTAGCACAAGTTGATAGTGCAGACTGATTCCGACGTGCATGAACGGAAGAGCTGTATGTCCCAATTCGAGGCTGTTAGCAGCGGCACGAGTGGACAGTCAGGAAAAGAGTTGAGCATAAAAACCCGACTCTTTTCTTATTCTTCGAGATATTCCTGATATATCTGTTCTATTTCTCTTTTTCGGTTCTGCGATATTGAAACGATATCACCGGAAATCATCTTGATGTCAGATGCAATGTTTGCGATATAATCCATGTTTACGATATAACTGCGGTGACACCGGACAAAACGCCGATCCAGAACTTTTTCTATCTCATGCAGACGCCGGTAAAAACCATACTGATGCCTGCACGTGCAATGGATGATGCACATTTGACCACGGCTTTCTATATATTCGATGTTACGAAAGAAAACCCTGTGGAAATCACCTTTGAATTTTACAGTGAGCATCCGTTCTTCCAATCTTCCAAGTGTAGTATCAATTACGGAAAACACCCTTCCATCTTCATGCCCTTTGATAACATACTGTGTTGCCTGAACATCAAAAGCATCACGCATGTAGCCGGCATGAGCTGTCCAGAACATCAGACTTCCGGAATAACCAGAGCCACGTAACTTATATGCTACATCAATACCATTTTCGCCGTCTTTTAAAATGATGTCCAACACGATCAAGTCAAACCATTCACCGTCTTTCACATCATCCACAAGAGGGACACCAGAAGTGTATTCTGAAATCTGGTACGTTCTGTCGCCCTTTTTCTTCAAAAATGACTCAGCCCTTGCCTTGAAATAATCAATATCAAGCTGGTTATCGTCAAGTATCGCTATTCGCATTTATATCACACCCTTTTTTCGTTATGCGAAAACATGCTATTTATTCAATTTACCAATTTTTACGGTGAAATGTTGTAGAATTTACAATGTAGATAGTATTTATACAGATATTATACTACAGCAGTTTAATACTGTAAATGGGCTGAATTGCCGGAAATTTACCAAAGCTGCTCTCCTGTGTTAATAAAAGTGCTTAAATATCCGGCAGTCAGTCCATAAATAAAAGATATGAGAAAATTATATTTTACTTCTGATATGATATTAAATCTGTAGTATATTCACCTTCATATTCAGCCAACGGTCTGATTGTTAATGCGAAATCTACTTTTGATATTTCAGAAATCTCGTTCATTGAAAGGAAATCGTCAGTTGGAGTTAAGGTTATAATTGTTTTACAATTATTCAGCAAATATTTGTTGCACAGTTCATAATTCACATCGGAAGTTGTAAAGTCATTATAAGTTTCAGAAACTACATCGTAAACAAAATACTGACCAGTTGTATTCGTGATGCAAAACGTGAAACTGTTCTCTTTTGATGATACAAAATCAACGCTAATACCATCTTTATCATATATGTTTTGAACGTTACTTAACACAGGTGAAGATGTTTCCGTGGCTCCAGTTACATCAACATGCACCTGACCACTATCGAAAGCTTTAAAGCTTTTTGAATTATCATAAGCCCACAGCAAAATATCGAAGCTGCTCAATTCATCCATTTGATAATCTTTATAAAAATTGGTTTTTTCCCAAGCACTGGTAAGTTCTATAGTAGAATTTGCTTTTTTACCTGGTGCAACATCGGCAGAATTAAGACCATATTGGTCACCACCAGCCATGATGCCGTTTATGGCATAAGCGTAAGGTGCAATACCTAAATTCAGATCAGAATTGTTTTCGATATACAAACCAATGGTTCCTTTTGATGGCGACTCTGTTAAGCCTTTTGTTTCGACGTGTACTCCGTTTTCATCATATAAAACAAAGTCTTCTGCAAACGTCGGGATAGAAGTGGATGAAACCAAAATGCTTGTGACACCAAGCACCGCTAATAATTTTAAATGCTTTTTCATAGTAAATCCTCCTTAGTAAAATTTGTATATATTATATCATTTAAAGCACAAGTAGTATAGTGAAATATAATAAAATTCGAGGTGTTATCAATGAAAACATTCAAACAAATTCTGGCCATTATCGGAATTATATTATACGTCAACTACATCATCAGTTCACCGGTATGCGTAGAAGAATATACAAACAGAGGTACTAGCATTTGTTCCGAACAACATATGCACAGACAACCAACAGTCAAAAGAAATGTCACGAAACAGATGCAGCATATTCCTATGCTTGTATTTTATTTTGCTCCAAAGAGGAATGATTTTACCTTTGTTATCACGAATAATTTCTATGCGATTGTAAATATTCCGGTATACCATTGGCAATTACCTCGTGGAAATATTGTTTCATCCCACTTATTCCGCTTTATTAGACATATTATAGGATATAATGCAAACATAAGTTCGTGGCATTCCATCTGCTAATCGAGCATATACTTTAATGTAGGCAGTAGTTTGCAAACAGGGAGGGTTATTTATGGATTATAAGAAAGAGATTATTGAATTATTAGATAAGGTAAAATTAGAAAGTACTTTAAAAAGAGTATACAAGTTGCTGGTATACTTATATTTAAGAGAAAAGTAGCCTAAAATGTCGCATCTACAGTTAAAGCAGATGCGGCATAATAATTATTCTGTTTTTAAATCATCTGGCGATGCGGAGAAATAATATTCGAATTCGGAACTGTCATAATCGCTGCCTAACATTGAATTTATTTTGTCCGCAATAGATGTTCCTAATTCCTCTCCGAATTCAGCATCTTCAACTTTTGTTCTTTTATATTCTGTAAAAATGTTTCCCCAGTCGTCTTGTGTGCCTGCATAGTAAATCTGGATGAGATCGCCATCTTCTTTAGGATTTAAGTAAGATAAGGTTTTATCTGTTACGTTTATCATACTTTTAGGAAAAAATACTTTTTGAACATCACAGGAATTAAAAACAGCATCATATATTTCAGTAATTCCTTCTTGAAAAATAACTGATTCAACATGAGAACTTCCAATTCCAATCTGGAAATCTGATAAATCTGTTGCGTAGTCTGTTCCGTCAATATTGTATGATGGAAGAATTTCCAAAATTTTGCACTTGCCATCATAACCGTGCAATTTCACAGAGTTTCCCTCTATATCATAATCAAAATCACTGATTACACCGTACTTTTCAGAGTCATCCTTTTGAACTTCAACGCCAGTCACGCCGCCTGCATAAGTTGGAGTAGAAACTCCTAAAATTGCAAAAGTACAAAATGCAATTAATAGCTTTTTCTTCATAGACATTTCCTCCTTGGTATTAGTTGACTTTATTATATCACTATAAATCAAAACAACAAAGCAGAATATAAGAAAAGACCAGAGCTTTTTATTCTCTGGCCTTTCTTTTTTTTAATTGTTTTCCAATTCTGTTAGGATTTCTTGGAGCTGCTTCCAATGTTCATCACTGAGCTTTACAAACTTGACAAGAATCTTCTTAGCAAATTCATTATCCCCGGTCATTACCGAATCAACGATAGCCTGCGCATCGCCATCGTCTTGGAACATTTCGCCGTTTCCATTCACGAGCCAGCCATAAGAAACATTATAAGTATTACAAATTAGCTTTAAGAAGTCGTCATCTGGAGTTGTTCTTCCAAGTTCTATATTTTCAATTTTTCCACGGCTTTTCAAACCGAGTTTTTTGGCGAAGTCTTCTCTTGAAAGTCCCAAATGTTTACGCAATATTTTCAAACGTTCTTCCATTTTGCACGCCTCCTTTCCTTAAGGTATGACTAAAGTATAACATTTACTAAATGCGTTGTCAACGCATAAAAAATAAAAAATACGTTGACAATGCGTTGAGAATGTGCTATTATACATTTACAACGTAACAAGAAACAGGAGGTGAGAAAATGTCGGAGGAAAAGAGACAACTTATTAGAGATGTAACAACACGAATCAATAAACTTCCAGAAGATAAAAAACATTATATTCTGGGGTATATGAACGGCGTTGCTGATACCGTTGAAAGTAATTCGCGGAAAGATGTAATGGAGATTAAGAATAGTGATTAAGAGAAGAGGTGATAACCACGGAACAATTAATGACAATCAATTATGATGGCAATGAACCAACTGTATCAGCTAGAGAGTTACATAAATCTCTTGAAATCAGCAAACGATTTTCAGCATGGTTTGAGACAAATTCTCAGGGATTCGTTGAAAACGAAGATTTTACAAGTGTACTTTCAGGTACGGTTGTAAATAACGGAGCACACAGAGAAATACAAGACTATTCCTTATCAGTAGATATGGCGAAACACATTTGCCTTATGAGCAGAACTGAAAAAGGGAAAGAATGTCGACAGTATCTCATCGACCTCGAAAAAGCATGGAATACACCAGAACAGGTTTTTGCTAGAGCATTGAAGATGGCGGACCAGACGATTGCGAAGTTGAAAGATACAAATAAGTCTCTTGCGGAGAAAATTGAAGCTGATAGACCGAAAACAATTTTCGCAGATGCAGTATCTGCAAGTCACACATCAATTCTTATCGGAGACTTGGCAAAACTTATCTGTCAGAACGGATACCAGATAGGACAGAAACGATTGTTCCAGTGGATGAGAGACAATGGCTATCTGATGGTTTCTGGAAGTTCACGAAATATGCTAAAACAGAAATACGTTGAGCAGGGATTATTTGAAATCAAAGAATCTAATGTTCAGAATCCAGATGGTTCAGTAAGAATCACACGCACGACAAAAGTCAGTGGAAAGGGACAGTTGTATTTCGTGAATAAGTTTCTGGGACAGGAAACTGAAAAAGCAGACGGTTATTGAGAAAGGAGTCATAAATGTGCTAAAGCAATTTTTAAAAAGATTATTCGCACCGCAGATTGTAAGAATCCCAGATAAGACAAGAGTAATGTGCTTTGCGAGAAATGGAAAGAAATATGTGAAAGTGTTCAACACTCAAAACGGTGCAAACATTTGTTTCCAAGTGAAATCCATTGATTATGCAAACAGCGATTTGAAAGATGAATACCACCCGGAAACAATGT